GTCACAACCGGAACTCAAGCGCAAGTTCAACGTCGTAAGGCTGGGGAGGGAAGTTCGTTTTCAAGGCAAGGGCGAGGAAGAGAAAAGAAAAGGAAAATTTGTTTATTTTTATTTGTTTTTGTTTTATGTTTATTTTTATGATTTTATTTGTTTTCATGGTGCAGTGGCGTGGATGAGGCAAAGTGGTGTGAAAAGAAAAGAATAAAATTAACGTCTATGTTTTACAGGGCGAACAACGAACATTTCAATGCAATTTTGGCAGATCGGGACGCCATAGAGCAATGCAATGCTAAGGACTTCGCGAATTCGTTTATCTGATGTTTTCGGCGGTAGTCGATCAACAATACACTCGGCATCTTGATTTTCAAGGACAAAATTTCGAATAGATTCCATAATGATTTGGCAGGGCCCCAGCCCCGTTTCCAGATAAGGCTATCCTGACTTTGGAGCGGGTTTCGCCTTCGCATCGGGTTTACCCTTCGGTCTGTTCTTCTTACCTTTTGGGATAAGTTTAGAACCACCAGTAAGGGCAATTCCTACGCCTCGGGCTACCTCCCCACTTCCAGGGAGCCAAGAATCAAGCGGGCCAGCGGCTACTGTAGCGACTTTTCCAAGTGTAGCTAAAGCAGCTCGCCAGGCCTCCCCATCTGGGTTCCAGGTTTGCGGGACACCTGGTGGCAAATCAGCAAGGACTTTCATGACAAGTTCCTGTAAGTCTTGGTTGTAAGGGAGTGTTGGTGAAGCCAATGGTGCCAAGGTATTATCTGACGGATCAGTTAATATCTCGACAAAAGTCTTATACCTAAGCCGTAAAACCGTGTACTGGGAGGACAACCCAGTGAAATATGCGCCTGACAAGTTGAATGGAAAGAAAGCATTTAAGGGCGTTCCCCAAGCCGGAGCAAGTTGTGTTCCTGCTCCTGAACGGTAGCATCCTTGAATTGGTCTCTGAGTGTTCAAACCGCCAAATGAATATCTTGAGTTCGTTCCTGTGAACTTTGGGCCAACGGTTGGGGTGTAACCGGTTACGAGCAAGTTACTATTTGCCACAGGGACAAACGGTATCTCAGGCTCGTATTGGGTAGCCGTGACATACACTCCTTCCTTAGCTTTCCAGGTCGCAGAACCGGGAACTAAGACAGCATTCGGTTGATTTGAAGGCGGGGCGCGCAATTCAGTGATTTGACGTTGTTCTACCATATAAACATCTGCGGCCGTAGGGATGTTAGATCCTGTAGGATTCACAGTTGTTCCAGTGGGAAAATACGTTTCAATCATTCGATTGCAAGGCTCAACATTCAATGGGTATCGGTAAACGGTAACCGCACCTTGTGTGTAAATATCGGGTGACTCATTAACAACCTCAAACGACGAACCAACAATCCTCAGAACGCGACGTCCTGGACCATTGTTGACATTACCTGTTGCGTAAGTCAACAAATTAGAACAATCCAGTCCAATCGTATCTGGGGTGAAGGTTGCGTAATCGTTGGTGCTATAAGTCGGTTGGCCGGAATTGACTCCCTGCACTGTCAAAGGGTACAAGTTGAATGTATCAGTTGTTGTCGGATCGACTCTTGTCATGCCAAGGACTTCATTGGCCCAGTGGCAAGCTTGAACATTTAACATCGGGTACATTACAACGTGGGCATCCCATGTAGATTCAGTGATTGTTGGAAAATCATCCGCCGCAACGGTTAACTCTTGATTTACACACAAAACTACGGAAGTGGCACTCCTAGATGTCGGAGCTCCCTCAAACTTAATATTTTTGTCATGAAATGGATCTAAGCAAACTTTAATATAATTCGAATACCCCATGGGCATCGCATCAATGTAACGTTGCATCTTAGACACAGACATTTGAATAAACGGAAAGAAAAGAAATAAAACGGAATTGAAAACTTTTGAGAGCCCTCCCCGGGCCTACGACCTGCTTAATGGTTCTTACCCTGCGGTGCTTTTCTAATGCAAGTTGCGCATTGAGCGTAACTTGCTTTAGAACGATGTCCTGGACAGCCTGGACACTTCAGCAATTTGTGACAATCATCACAAAATTTCTTTGGCGAAACTTTGTTACAATTGACACATTTCGTTGAAGGAACTGTCATTTTCCCTTGATCACTAACTGTTACCGGAGCTGGCACGGGGTTGCCGATGATCTCCCCGCCCATTTCAACAGGCAACTTCACCTCCAATTCTGGCGCTGGGAACCAGTCCTCATATGTGCATTCCTCAACAGTTTGACACACAGCCAGGACTTGTCTCCACATATGTAGCCATTGTCGCGTCAACACATCTTGTCCGAATTGTTGATTTATGATCGCGATCATCTCGTCACTGGTATTAGGTTGCGGGAACTTCTTCGCCAAATTTCCCTTGACCTTTGACTCATGATACCACCAAGATACGTCCTCTCTTTCAAAGTTTTCCACACGACGCATTTTCTTAGGGCTCAAGTGAGCAGTCAAAAACAAGATTCTCCCACACCATTCCTTAATGAACGGAGTCGCTCCGTCCGTCCAACTTAAGGAGATAGCTTTTCGGCGCGCTACAACTTGATTGTCTAATTCATTGGAACAAGTTAAGTGCAATTTCCCGATCATCCTTTTAAAGTCGATCATGCTATGATTGCTCACAACAGGGTCGATATAAATGCGACCGAGAAACGTGATCCACACTTTCTCTTCCCGCTTGTATTCCTCAACTTTGGCATCAAGTCCTAGATCTTTACATGCTTTGGTGTAAAAGGTTGAATCACCCCGATTCAACCCATCATCGCCTCCATAGAGTCCCAAGGCTGAGAAGGCCATTTGGGGTGTCAATCCTTGGTATCTGAGTGCGACGTAGCTGACAAAAGCATTATCATACGAATTAAACATGGCAGTTTCAGGCGAACCTGAACCCCGTGAGTGATCCGGATCATAATGCACACCATTAGCTGTAACTGCTGGACAAGAAATCTGGGCCTCATGCAACCTAACCACCTCATCGACGTACGGGGCTGCAAATGCACGCACGAGGGCAGCTTTCTCCAGTTGCCTGAAGATTGCATTGACGGTACCATCAAATTTTGAGAAATCAGTGGCAAAGATCTTGACACAATTAATAAACAAATCATGAACACGATCAGCCAAATCACGAGGTGACAGGCCGAAAGCGTACCATGGTTGCAGTTTAAGAACCCCTTCTGTGAAAGCCTGGGTGAACCCAGAGTATAAAATTTTGGTTGTTGTATCATAAGTTGAGATATTACGAGGAACATTGACGTTAGCATACGCCTCAGCCTTCTGGAAAGATGCTATCTTGCAAACACCGTAGAGCGAATCACGAGCACGTTCATACAGACTTCTCTGTGATGGACGGTTCATTTGAGCGTTCGTCTCTTCAATAGTTTTAGGGGCTAGCACTCCAGCTACTGGGATCGTAAGTTGGACAAACTCTTCAATATACTCTAATATCTGTTGAGTCAACTTGACGTTGTTTTTCCGAGGTTCCATAACCCGTTTTGCGATACAGGCAATATCGCTAGCGAGTGAACGCATGGGCAAGTAAGCCGCTCGATACATGGGTTTTAACCACTGTCGACCGGAAACTGACCCAACGTCCAATGGCAAATTGCAGTAAATTGGTAGGTAATCTGGTGGTGAGTACAATCTCTCAACTAATCGGTGGAAAAGGTTCGGTTTGTCTGATTCAATCCATTCCTTCAGAATGGTTGCGGCAAGAGGGCTATTACACTTGTATTTCTCAGAAGTATTAGCAAGTAACACCCTCTGAAAACTACTAGTTTCACGACCTTCCTCCCAGACCTCCGTGGTCATCAAAGAAGCAGTTTGGACCACCACATCACCTTGACCAAAGTGTCTTGTGCTAACTATCGACGTATATGATTGTCCATCATCAAAGTCGACAAATGCCATACCTAGAAGCCCACCATTCTTCTTACACTTAATCCTCTTCAATGGTTTCTCACCGAGAGCCATAAATGCAACAAGAGCAGCGAACCCCATGTATTTCGCATAAGGGGTTATCAACACAATTTTCCTTGATCCAGGTAACAGGTGACTGTCAATGAAGCACGCTGTGTAACTGAAATCCACCCAATTAAAATAAGATACATGATCTGTACTATAATCCCATACCTTGTGAGTGTACCCATCACTGTTTCCAGCAACAGATACTTTCACAGTCTCCTCGTCTACAAATTGATATGTGAAGTCAGTCATGACACCTCCAGCACGATGGGGCTGGAACGTGTAGAGCATCTTAGGAACATCACTAATAAGGTCGGCCATTTCAAGATAATAGTCCACATCGATGAGTTTTTGAAAAGTCGCAGTTTGGGCGACCGAGTCTCCAACAAACGCCATGGCTAGATCTTTGACAAACACAAAGGGTCTTGTCACAGACATTCCACGTCGCACGTCTTTACTCGATCCAGAGACCGAAACAACGGCTGTACCACCGAAAAGGGTTAAAAATCCATTAATGGCATTGTCAGCAGCAGACCTTAGTGAAGCTGATACTCCGTGGGGATTCCCAGCATGATCTTTCAAACCCGGTATCACGAGTTGCCTAAACTCAGTTCGGTACATCTGTGGATATTTCTTCTTTTGGAGATCAAGAAACGATCCAAGGACGGACTTAGTGAGTTTGGTTGGCCCGTAAAACCTGGTTATGAGAGCACACATGGAAATCACCACGTACTGACCTAACATGTAGGCCGAGACAATGGCGATTATTTTCCAGGACCAGAAAGCATACCAACAAACCGCTGTGGCAATCTCGTCTAAACGGACTTGAGCAGCAGTAGTAGCATACAACAACCAGCTAATTATACTCCAAGATCCCGGGATAATTCCGCATAAGAGGGTGGGAGTAACCTCATTCAAACCACGCGAGGCGACAAGAATTGAGGGTATAGCTAGTAAAAAGGGATGTTGCACCGCAAGGTACAACCACAACAGAATTGCCAAAATGTTTTGCAACATTTTAACC